AAATTATTCTAGTGCTTTGGAAGGTTTAGACGGGATATTAGCAAAGTTTGGAATTAATGGACAAGAAGCGCGAACCGTAGTAAGCGGTTTTACTTCTGTAGTTTCAAAGGCAGGAAACGATATAGTTGACTATTCTAATAGCGCGATAAAAGCAACCGCCTCAACTTTGGGCTTTAAAATGGCTTCACAATTAGCATCACAAACGCAAACTGTACAATTAGCAGTTACCGAAGAACAAGCCGTGGCAAGTGAAAAAGTCGCTAAATTTATAACTTCTGCCATTTTATAATTTGTTTATTTTGATAAATTCCCCTGTTGATTTTTCGCCCTCTTCAAATGATATTTTATTGCAAATGTAATATGCGTTTTCTTGTTTTAAATATACCGGGAGAGATAAATCTAATCCCATAAAATCATTTATTGTCATTGCTAAATCTATGTTATGAATCCTAAAGTTAGTAAAAATCTTTTGGTATTCCGAATAGTTTTTAAATATCGCCTCTTCAAATAAAGTATCTGTATTTATCGCAATTGGCAAATTCGATACCATTCCACTATCTACTAATTTTTCACTGACTAAATTAAACGAACCCGTAACCGTTTCTTTTCTGACAAAATAAAAACGACCCGATAATCCTTGATAAGTAATTTCAATTACCCCATCATTATCTTTTGTTTCAGTTTCCCAAATCTTATACTGATTTGTAGAAAAAGCACCAAATGAAGTTACTATTTTTTTATCAGGTGCATAAATTTTAGATTGCGCTAATGTTTTTTCATCGCTTAAATTCACATTTGGCACATACAAATAACCGTCTCCAGTTGTATCGGTATCGATGTTCTTTTTTAATTTAAACGTATTTTTTTGAGCGTAATCGCTTTGGTAAATTTCGCTTTTTCTTTTAACAAAACAATGTGAATAGTCTTGTGCGTTATCAAAATCTAAACGACTATCTAATGTTATGAAATTAACTACGTTTGTTTCTTTGTTCAAAACAGGTGTTAATCCGGTTCTCCAAATAATTTCCTTAATAAAATCTTTAATAGAAAAGTCTTTCAATTCGTTTTCTAAAATAGTAGTTCCAAGATCCGTTTTGTAAATCTTGAAATCTGTCATTTGATGTTTGAATCTTTCAGCATAAAAAGAACGATTTCTAAATGATAAATATTGAGGCACGTAAATTGACAATTCAATTATATCGCCTGAATTGCAAGTTAAATTAAAAGTAGTATTTCTTTCTTCGCCTGTTGTGTCGCTTTCTATAAATGCACTCGGTATTTTTCCAATTAACACACCATTTTTTAAAATAGCAACCTCAACATCGATTTGTCTTGAATAGTAGTTGACGCGTCTATATTCGCAATACATAGCAATAGTCAAATCGAAATTATATGAGTTTGTTTCTGGTATTACGTATTGCCAATTTAAAATTAATGCGCCCTCAGTTATTACGTTCGAATCCCAAAAATAGCTTGGAGATGGATATGTAAATCCCGCTAAATTTACTCTACTGGTATTATTGTATGGGTTCTTAATTAACGTAGCGATTAACTCATTTGTTTGACCTTCTGAAACGTCCTTTGGATATGTTATATATAATCCGTCTAAATAAGATAAATTTGTATAATCACAAGTAAAACCAAAAGTTGTAAATATTAAATCCCAAAGTTTACGAACTGAAAAAGACGGTGCTAAATAATCAATGTTTATCGCACCTTCGAATAGATTTTTTCCTCCGTAATCCGCAACTAAATATTGATAATATTGATTTGTAAAACTTGCAATTACCGTAGACAATAGTTTTTCGTGATTGAAATTAGACAAATCTAAATCATTACCCATCGTTTTATTTTCGATTGCTTTAAAAAAATCAATCATTCCGTCGATAACACGGCCTTTGTAATTTTCTTCTGTTGGCGAAATATCAAACCAACCATTCGAAATTAAATCAAAGCCGTCAACTTTTAACGCTGCATTATTTTTTTGATAAGGAATTAAAGAACTATCCCCGTTTATTCCAAGTTGCTGCATAGTTTGACTATTGGCAGGCGTTTTGTCAAACTCAAATGAATTGGTAAATGAGCACGCTACACTTGCAATGTCAAAAATATCTGAAATTTGCTTAGTATATTTTATCGATGTTTCTTTCGATAATTCTATTTTATTATTATTGACTATTAATTCTACCATAACAAAGATGGATTAAAACGGTAGTTCAAATCTATGTTTAAATTGGTAACATAAACTTTTTTAATGTTATCAAATTCAACGCTATTTGATTTTGAAAATATCTTTTTCCAATCTCCATTTTGATATGCGTAAATATCAGGACTTACAATTATATCTTTTGCATAATCTCGGTATTCTTTTGGAATTTTGGAATAAATTTGTAAATCACTTTTACTTTCGTTTCCAAGATCGAGCAAATTATTTGTTTTTGAATTTACCAAATAACCAAGATTTGTATTCTGTTCTTTTTCTGAATAACTTTCAAATAACCAAAAAGAATAACCTCCTTTTTGATTAAGGAATTTTAAATAAATATTATTACATCCTTTGATTCTGCGATAATCAATATTTGAAACATCGGCTAATAATTGTTCTTCAATCAAATAAGATGATGACAAAAAATAATCTGAAATAGGAAAACCAGACCACACAGGTAAATTAGAAGATAATCGCAATGTTTGATTTGGTGAAATAGTTTGGTTTGTGTCGTTTACCCTTTTACCCCCTCTCACAAAATCTTTAGTAAAAGTTAAATTTTCGCCTGTATTAGTTGTAATTGATATTTGAATTTTTGTACTGTTATTTGTAATTCCATTAGGAACGTCAAAAAGACTTTTAACAATTGATTGAATATTTACGAAAACTTTATTGTTTGGATCTGTATAAGAAATAAATTGAGTGCTTATTTTAGCATTAGATAAATTCATTAAAATTAAACGAAAATAAGTGACTGGCAAATCAGCGGTTATCTCAAACCAAATTTCATTATTAATAAAATAACCGTTGTTGTTAAGATTGTGCGAAATTATCATTTAATTGCTTTATTAAAATTTTGTTTATTTCAACTGTAAAAAAAGTACCTATGCTATCTGTAATATATTTTGAAACTTCCTGTGAATATAGTACATCTAATAAATCAGTACCATCAGGGTAATAATTAGTACCTTCATTTTTTATCTTGGTTGCAACCGCCCAAGCTATACTTACCGCTTCTTTTCCTCCAATTCCAAACTTAGCATTTACCCAAGGAATTAATGCATTTACAGGTGGTAACTTACCCGGTTTTCTTCCGTTCGCAAGCCAATATGTATAATCCATTCCCCAAATTTCGCCATTGCCATCAACCGCTTTTGCTTCCAAACTTTCTAACCACTTACCTGTTGCATTCATTCCTAATTCAATGAATTTAGGCTTAAGGAAATTATCGATAATTCCTTGCATAGTTTGGATTATTATTTCATCAGGAATTTTCACTAAAAGTATAATTTATTTTCCATCCATTATAATCATCTAAATAATTATGGATCAATTGCGCATCACCTTGTTGTTGTATAGAAATTGAACGCCCTAATATTTCACATGTGCTTATAATATTATCACATCCAAGGCATTGAATAATTGGGTAAAAAATATTAGTCCATTTTGACTCATCAACGTCATGCCCTTTTATTTCATTATAATTATTTACCCCTAATTTTTCTGATAATAAAGCATGAATTGAAAATGACCAAACACATTTCTTTGTTCTAGTTAATCCAGTAATATTGTCGATTACTTTTTCTTCACGAAATTTAATATCAGTTAAAAAAACCTGAACACAACAAGTTTCTTTTTGTACGATGTTTATTTGAGATGCAACTAATGGGGCTGAAAATTCCCAGCATAAGCCACATTTTTCTTGTGTTCCAGATATCTATTTGCTGTTTCCAGAATAATACTATGTCCATTTATTTTATTTTACTTAATTTCTTTTGAATATCTAATTTAACAACTTCCATATACTGCTTGTCAAATATCACGTTATATGGAATATTTCTAATTTCATTATACTTTAAAATATCTCCATTCGCCAAATTATCCAACGTATTTAATAATCCAAATTGATCTAATTTATTTATCCCGGCTTGTAACATTTTAATGTCTGGATCACTTTTCAAATATTGACTTTCCAATTCTCTAATCGTTTTCATTTCATCAATAATCCAAAGAATAAAACTCATTGCTCTATCTAACGAAATATTTTGAACCTCATTAAAAAAAACATTTTTACCTTGGTCTTTCAACATCAAAAAAAACAACTGTTCAAAATCATTTCTTTCAAATAAGGTTGGCAAAGTTTCCTTTAACAAGCCCCATTTCAAATAAATAAGGCTTTCGAATTCAAAATTAAGCAATTTACTTGAACGTTTGCCATTTTTAATAAGAAAATTAAAATCTTCTTGTGATATTTTTGATAATTGTTTATTCAACATATCCTGAACGTTTTACTTTTGTTGCTGGTTTTAACGTTTCGTCCTCTTCAATATATCGTATAGGGTCGATTGCGTGATTAAAAGCATCGATAGGTATATTTACATTCGTACCGTCTTTTGATTTAATCCATCTGTATTTTCGTAGTTCATTTATTAAGTTCAAACTTCTTGCCGTCACTAAGAAATCTTTTTTCTGTAGGTTCTGAATTCCAAATTTAATTGAGTCAGCGCCTTTTGCAGCTCCTATAATGTCAATGCCATAGCTTTTAATTTCAAATATAGATTTTGGCTCTGAACTATCGGCAACTATTTTACGTTTAAAATCTTTCTTTACTATGTTCGCAATAGTTGAATTGGTTAATCCTTTTTCGTATAAAACCTCATCGTAAATTGGAACTCCCTCAAATGTATATTTATCAATACAGGTTGACGGGTCATTTGTAAACCCAAAATCTAACCCGGATTTCACATATTTTGCATCTTTAGGCAAATTATCTATTATTTTCCAGTTGGTAAAAATAATACCCTCTAAATTTCCAATTTCACCAAAAATATAAACTTTACACCAGTTGGCCCAATATTCAGACTTTATGTTGCTGGATTCAAATATTTCAGGGTTTGGTAAATTTGGATTATAAAAAGCCTTGTCTTTTTTTTCCAATAAATCTTCTAAAGTTTCCTCGCTTATGCCTTCGTTATCCTCATAAGTCAATATTAAAAATTCAGAATTTTTAGAAGTTAATACTTCGTCATGAACCCAAAATTTGTTATCTGGATTGAAGTCGATATATGTAATTTTAGATCGAATCATTAAGGTATCGGCAATTTCAAAACCTATATGATTTGCTTCATTTATAAAAAGTATATCACGTTTTCCGCTTGCTTTTGCTTTTCCAACTGTATCAAAACTTTTAAATTGAATTGCAGTTTTTGTTTCAGTAAAAGTGTAAATTAAAGAAGACGCGTTCCATTCTGAATCCTTCCATCTTCCGGTTTCTTCTAATATAGTTTTAAATATATCCAAAGCACCTTCTTTAACTGCCGGTAATGTTTCCGCAACAATTGTTATTTTTAGTTTTACCTTAGTTTGAATAGCTGTATTAATAAGTAATGGCACAATAGCGTAAGTTTTTCCAGAACTTGTACCGCCTTGTACTACTTTTTTTCTTGCCTTCATATTGGCAATCTTATTTATGGCAGTCGTTCGTCTAAACATCGTTATTTAAATCAGGAAATAAAGGCTGCCTTTGTATTGTTTCGTTTTCAGTACGTTCGGCCAGTCCATTTAATCTTTGGGTAATTGATGGATTATATACGCCTAATAAACCACCTGTTATTTGATTTTCTCGAATTTCTTTTTTTATATGTGAACAGATAGGAATGAACTCGCTATAATAATTATCTTGATTCTTAAAATATTGCTCAACCGTTCCATAATTATTATAGCAAAACACCTCAAATCCATCCATTGTATAAGGCAATTTATAAGCGTCTTCCATTCTTTGTCCTTCTTTGCCTACATACTGAACTTTAAGCCATTTTTCTGCCTCAACAACTAAATGTTCTTTATATGCTTGCCATGCAAATTCAAGTTCTTGTGCGCTTTTAAATATTCTTGTTGGGTGCATTTTTCTTTATCTCTAAAATTTCTACTAATTTACTTTCGTGATTTACCAAAACTTTTGCGCGTTCTTTATCACATTCAAATTCAGAATTTCTCAATCTTTTAAATCCACCTTCAATATCGAAGAAAGGAATGATTACTTTAAGTTTTACCATTTTCAAATAAATTTATCCAATCCTGTTCTTTTCCTAACTCTTCAAATTTTGGTACAATTAAATCTCTTATTAAAATATCTTCAAAAGGTATCGATTGCATATCAAATGGCAAAATAAAGCCATTTAATCCGTGAGTTATTTGTTCTTTTCCGCTTGCAAAAGGCGTTATTAAACAAGGTGTCTTTACTTGCATTGCTTCGTAAACTGAATAAGCGAAACCCTCTGTATCTGATAATTGAACCAAATAATCAGCTTTATTAATTTGTTTAAAAGGTTCTCGAGTAACCCCCTTGAATTGAACTTTTGTTTTTGCAAATGAATTAACTATTCCTTTTGCAAAGTTACTAGATGTATTTCCATAAACTTCCCAAATATAATCAATATTTCTTGATTCTAATTGATTTGCAAGTTGCAACATTCTTTTAAAACCTTTTTCACCTGATAACCTGCTTAATGTAACTAAATTCAATACATCGCTTTTAAGAGGCTTTTTTAATTTAATGGTATTATCTAGTAAATTATAAATAATAGCATCGCATTTGTACGGAGTAGCTTCCTCAAAGGCTTCTTTTACTATTTCACCTACGCAAACGTGGTGAGTTGTTTTTTTATGTCGATTGTATTTAAAATTCCAAGTTGCTATAACGTGACGATAATCCGCATGCACAACTTGTATAACTTTTTCGGCTTTAATATTATCGAAAGGACTAAATCCCCAAGCTGTTGAATTTATAAAATAATCAAATGCGTATAATTGGCTTTTATCAATTTTACAAACATCGACAAACTCCGATATTTGCAAAAGTAAATTTTGATCTTCGCACCAATCGAATAAAAAAGTAATCTTGTAATGTTTTGACATTCGTTTGCAAAAATTTTCCACAAATCTTTCAACTCCGCCAATTAAATTATAATTACTTATATAAATTCCGACTGTTTTCATAAAAACAAATTTACAAAATTAATTCAAACTACAATCAACTTCATTCATATTTTCATCATATTCACATATTTTTTCACCTAATACGCTTAAAAATGGAAATGAATTGATACAAATTTCTTCAGCTTCATCTATATTATTTGCCATAATATTTTGTCCTATGAATTGTTTTAATAAGCCATCAGTGTTATCGATGGCTTGTAAGGCTGTTAGGTATGTTTTCATAACGCTAATTCTTTGCCGGTTAATGCAAAATATAGGTTTTGAAGTTGATGGACGTATTTAATACCTTTCAAATATCCATCATAACAAAAAACTATTTTTTTATCACTTGCTGTATATAAGTTTATTTTGCCCAAGTATTCATTTCCAAATCTCCCTTGTTTTATTTCAAATCCAAACTTCAACAACCATTCTTCGGATAGCGTGATTGGTTCTATTTCGGCCCAACTTGATTTTAAACTTTCATTATTTTTATAGTCTTTAGCATAAAAATTATCTTCATTTAATTGATAAACTTTAAAAATATTTTTTCCAAAAGACAGTAAATTCCCTATCCTCAATTCTTTAGCTTCCATAATTAAATAATTTTCATTCCTAAACGTTCCTCAGCTTCTTTTTTTGTGATTGTTTGGATTATTTCGACCCAAACTCCTTTGTTAAAAATTATATCATCTTCATTTGCTAAACATGTACTGATAGAACTATCAATAAATTCAAATGAGTTTGAATTTAATTGTCTGATATCTTTTATCGTTCCAAACTTGCAAAACACTCCTTTTTCATACCCCCTCCTAACCGCTTCTTTTTCTAAAGCGTCTTGAATTTCTTGTGGCGTGGCTGTTTCAACTCCAATACTACTATTCCAAAACCAATTATTATCATTTTTCCAAACACCTCTTAAAAAACCATAAATGTTACCGTTGTTTTGATAATTGAATAATGTGTTATTATATTTATACCATTTCCCAACTTCCAACACTATTTCAAACACCTCAGGAAACGCTTCTTTCAAAGTCATTTCCGCATTTTCTTTAATAAATTTCTTTGTTAGTTTCATAATTCATTGATTTTATACTCAACATTAATTTCTTTTCCATCTTCAAACGCTAATAATTGCAGCGTACAGAATCTTATTCCTCGATCACCTGATAGCCATCTAGATAATTGAGACGGTTCGATTTCGTGCTTTTCAGCGTATTTTGATTTTGAAAGCCCTGATAGTTTAATCAAGGCTTTTAGGATTTCGATGTTAGTTTGCATTTTCTAAACGTCCTTTAAAAATGTTTTTAGATTGTGCTTTACGTTCTTTTTGAATTAACAAAGCTTCTTTGTAATCGTTAGCCTTTACCGCGTTAGTGTAGCTTATTCCGTTGATAACTACTGTGTTCGTGTACATTTTCATAATTAAAATATTTTAGTTTGAGATAAATTATTGTTTATTCTTTTCATAGCTGAATCAAAAAAATGTTTATCCAATTCACAGGATATTAATTCTAATTCCATTTTTTCAAAAGAATTGAGTTCGTGAATTGCTATTGCAATACTTCCAGAACCTAAATGTGTATCAAGGATTTTATCTTTTGGCTTTGCGTATTTATTTAAAAGCCATTGATATAATTTAATAGGTTTTTGTGTAGGATGTATCCTGTTTATTTTTGGATTGTTATATTTAAATATTCTTACTGCGGATTCAAACGAAGTCCAAGCTAATTCAGCATCTGCAAAATAATTTTCTCCATTACATTTGTCCCAAACTATCCAACAACAACTTGGTTTTAAATCAAAATAATTTCCGCCCCAAATTATCTGATTTTTTGAAACTCTAAAAAGTTCATTAAAATATTCTTTGGATGGGGCTTTCATTAAGCTATCAACATAATTGCCACCTATTTTAAAACCTCCTTTTGGCCTTGTTGGCTGTATTTTGTTTTGCTTCCCTTGTGCAATATACATTGTTTTTGTAATGCTAAAATCATAAGGCGGATCTACAATAGCTAAATCAAAATAATTATCTGGATAACGAGCCATTAAAATCATATTGTCTTCGTTTGTGATTGTAATCATAATTAAATATTTACAGATTGGTTTTTTCTTGATTGAATTTGTATTTTTTCAGACGCTACGATGTGAGAAGCGTTATTTTTAGCTTTCAATTGGTCGATGCACCATTCCATATTTTCAGAAATTGAATAATCGTCGGTAGAGTCTTCTTTAAACATTACTAAAACTTCTTTCAACGAAACGTATTCAAATCCGTTTTCTCTCATTTGAGATTGCGCAACTTCAATGATCTCGTTTCTGTTTGCTGTTAAAAAATCTTGTGAAAGTTTCATAATTTCTATTTGTTTGATTTTGATATTCAAAGATAGTCAATTATATGGTTGCTTTCACAAAATGTGTAATTATTTATCTAATACATATTCATTCTAAATAACTCCTCCTGTAATTCCTTCCCCTTCTCATAATCACCAATTTTAAACGCTTCTTTAATTTCAATTTTTAATTGTTCTGGGCGTGATGCTATTGATTGGTATTTGTCGCATTCTGTTTTTCCTTTTACTTTGCAGGTATTAAAGCAATGTTTGCAGTTAGTTTCCATAATTAGTAAATTTTAAATTTTATATATTCCTCTCCTTTTTTCACAATCGATTTAAACACGTGCATTTCTTGAATAAATCGATCGTCAACTTTATATTTTTTAACCAAACAATCTATAAATGATTTGCAGCAATTATCAATATCACTTGCCTTACTACTAAAACCAAATTCAATAGCCAGTTTAATATTCTTTTCGTCTGGAATTAAAATAGTTTTTGGTAATATTAAAAGACAATTTCTTATAAACAAATCATACTTGTCAGTCCTGAATTTTCTGCCTTTAAACGCTTCATTAACGCTTAAAGGTTTTATTTGTAGTGTGTAATTCATAAATTAAAATTCAAAATCGTTACTAAATAAATCGCACTCTTTAGGCATTTTTTCATTAAAATCATCCCCTAATTCAAACACGTTATTTATATCAGATGTAGCTGGATATAAAAATATTTGTTTTAATTTACAATGAAATAAATTCAAATCCTTACTGCTTTCACCTTGAAAAGTGTCGAAATAATATTTTACTTCTTTCTTTTCTAAATTACTACAATTAAAACACGGGCTAAAATTAACAGGATTATGAAAGCATTTTATTTCGTGTTTAACCATTGCGTATTTTCGCTTCAATTCTTTTTTACAAAAATCACATTTGTAAATTGTAACATTTTCTATTGTTTTCATAATATTATTTTTTTAAAAATTATCTTCAATTAAATAAGGCAAACTATCAGTATTCACATCAAAATTAAATGGTTCAAATGAAACTCCACGACTATACGGATTCGAAACATTAATAGTTTTATCCTCATTAACCTCTAATTCAATAACACTTTCTGCCTTTTTCAAAACATAAGTTCCTAAATGTCCTAATGGCTTACCTGTTGATCCTGATTTATGAATTACAGTTGTAATATGAATATTATAATCATAAGTCCATCGCATTAAATAATCACTCGCCTCTTTACTCATAATTATGTCATTCGTATTTTCAACTAAATCAGCTATACCATCAATAGACAATAATTTAACCGGGCTTCTATACAAAGAATCCTGATTTTTCAAACAATAATCAATCAATTGTAATCTTTGAGGCGATGTTAAATGTCGTGTTGCATAACATTTATAATTGTCGTACTGGCTTTGTGTAATGTCCTGAACCCGTCTAAACGTCCTTTGAGCGTAATAACTTCCCTGCTCAGTATCAAAGTCTAATATAGTATAGTCTTTATCTCTATGGCTTTTAATATTATTAAACAATAAATTAGAACTACCGCCAATATAACACCCGATAAACGCACTTTTTATAAATGATTTCTTTGCTTTTGAAACCGCTATAATTGCGCTAAATTCTCCGGCCGTCATTATTGCAGTTGGGTAATATTTATTTTTATATAAATGTTCTCCAATTGATAAAATTATTTCGGGAGGTTGTATTTCCTCTGACAAATCTACAAAACACTCGTTTTGTAAATCAATAAAATTAACTAAATCACTGGTTATTTCTAGGTCTGTTTTTAGTTCTTCAAAATCCATAATTTAATTAATTTTATAGTTTTCAATATCTGTTATAAATTCATTACAAGTATTATACATAGATTTTTCAATCTTTTCCAACGTCCAAAACTTGCCTAACTTTTCAGTAATTTCTTTTTGATTTTTATTTAAA